AGTTTAATGATCTGCATGAATTTATGAAGGATGAGCATTTAGATAAAGCTCTGGCTATTGTGGTAAAATTATTAATGAATCCAGACGTGCCATCTGCAAAAGCACCAATGCTTATTATGGAGCTTCAAGCAATGTCTACCAAGTTTGCAGTTATGTCATCAGTCTATTCAACTATTGCTAAAGATAAAGCGGGAACTGTAAATAATAATAAGAAGAACGTTTATTATTCAGTAAAGGAGTCCATAGACAAACTTGTAGATGCACTTAAGTATGTCGTTAGGTATAACTCATAATGGTAGATGCTAGGGGAATTCCTTCACCATCTTGCCCATGCTGTGGGTCTACTTTACTAAGATTAACTGTTCAGTTTGACCCAGAGTCGTACGAGATATCTGGATATTTATTAGATGATGCTGAATGCATGGAGTGTAAATGTTTGATTACCGCACCAACACCTTTAGATCATATTGGGTGGGTAGCTTAAATGGGTAGAGATATAGTAAAGAATCTTAAGTTTAAAAAGCATACTGGTAAGTTTTTCGACCCAGAACTTTTCGCAAACCTGCTTGATGAATCATATAGAAATACAAAACGTGCAGACGGACAGATGACAAAGAAATCATTCAGCCCAAGTTCTTTGGGCTATGGTCACGGAACATGCCCAAGATATTGGTATATGGCATTTAGTGGAGCTATGTTTATTGACGATAATGATGCAGTTGCTGTTGCTAATATGGCACAGGGAACACAGGCTCACGAAAGGCTTCAGAATTTAATTAAGACTATGCCTGAGTGGAGAGCGGAAGAAGAAGAGATCATTAATGAGTATCCTCCCATTAGAGGCTTCATCGACTTGATTATGGAATATGATGGCGAGACAGTCATTGGAGAAATTAAAACAGCAAAGCAAGAAGTTTGGGATACAAGGCAGGCGGAAATGAAATCATCTGCCAACCACATGCTTCAGCTTCTTACATACATGAAACTTAAGAATGCAAAAGAAGGCTTCTTTTTGTATGAAAATAAAAATACTCAAGAAATTTTAATTATTCCAGTATCTATGAACGAAAAGAATACTCAGATAATTGAAGATACTTTCCTGTGGATGCAAGAGGTATGGGATAACTTTAAGGATGGCGATCTTCCTATGCGCCCAATTGGTGCAACTAAATCAAAGATGCCTTGTACTTATTGCCCAATTAAAAAAGAATGCTACTCAAAGGAAACCCCAGTTGGTACAGTTCAAATAGAAAAGTTTGAGGTACCAAAGCTATGATTTGTGGGAACAAAGAGTGTGCTAAAGACTTTGATGCCAAAACTCATAATCAAAAATATTGTTCTGATGAATGCTGCAGAGTTGCGACAAACAGAAGAATTATGGAAAAGTATTATGAAAAGAAAGCAATTAGGAATGGCGCATTCAGGGCCTGCTCTAAATGTAAGATTCAGTTGAGTAGGTATAACCAGTCTACTATATGTTCAGCCTGTGAAAAAAAGATTAATATTTCTAATAAAAATAAATTGATTGGCATGATTGATGACGTTAGCTAGTTTAAAAAAGACACAGGCCAATAGAGTTCTAGGGATAGACGCCTCTACTAACTCTATTGCTTTTTGCCTGATGGAAAACGATCTACCTTTAAAATGGGGAAAGATTAATCTGGAAGGCAATGATATATACGAAAAGATATATGATGCCAAGATAAAAATGTCTGTAATGTTAAATGAATTAAAGTCAGACTATATAGTTGTAGAGGGCGCAATCCTTGTCAGATCACCAGATGCTGTGATAAAATTGTCTTATGTATATGGCGTTGTTATTGCTGAGCTTATGTCTACTGGAGCTAAGGTTATCACTATTTCTCCTACCGCTTGGCAGGCTTATATTGGAAACAAAAATCCAACAAAAGATGAGAAGTCGGCAGTCAGAGTAAAGAACCCAGGATACGCAGACTCATGGTATAAAACACAACTAAGAAATATGCGTAAACAAAGAACAGTAGATTATTTTAATAGTAAGTATAGTTTATCGCTAGAAGATTTTGATGTGGCAGATTCATTTGGAATTGCTCATTATGCAAACAAGGTGTTGACAGAACGATGAAGTTGTATCAAAGCAAGGACTGGCTACATAGGAGATATGTTGTCCAAAAGAAAACAGTTACAGAGATAGCAAAAGAATGCAACGTTTCTGCTATGACCATACAGAGATACCTAGATCAGTTTGGATTAATTAAAAAAAGATGAAGTTTGCACATAAAATTTTTCACATTGAAGGAAATGATGAGCGGTCAGCATTAGTAAAATCAATGAATGATTATTTATACCCATATTCAAAAGTATTACACACGCCAACAATTAAGATATCAGGCTACGAGGATTTTAAGAATTTTGTAAAAGACAACCCTGATTTTGTACCAGATAAAGATGGCTATAATCTTCACGGAGAACAGGGCTGGAGGTATGGCGAGATTGGAATATGGGCAAGCAACTGGACTGCATGGAATAATTTCTTAAAATCAGACGCAGACTACCTGATATTAATGGAAGACGATATCGTTCATTCAGATAGATTTATTGATATTTTAATTAATTATATAAATCAACTCCCAGAAAACTGGGATGCGTTTCATGCGTTTTCTCCAGCAGATCAATTTGAAAAACATACAAGCAGCCATGACTTTGGGTCTGACGATGTATGTTTAGCGTATCAAGATTGGTCATGCTTATGCTATGTAATCACAAGAGCTGCGGCTCAGAAAATGATAGACAACTCGTACGGATTTAAACTACCCTTAGATTGGTATATGTTTAGACAACAAAATCTGTTTAATGTATATACAGTTAAGCCTTCGTCAGAATTTCCATGCACATTGTTTCCTACGGAATCAACATTTCAAACAACACAGAAAAGAGAAATACTAAATGGGATACTCTAATCCAGAAAATAAACCATGGGCTCAGCAAAAAATAATTGAGTTGTCTCCAAAAACCGTGTTAGACGTAGGAGCTGGTCAAGGCACCTATCTTAATTTAATTAGGGAGGGGCTAGGTGCGGGAGTCTTAGTAAGTGCTGTAGAGGTCTGGCAACCATACATAGATCAATTTGATCTGCTCAATAGATACGATAAGTTATTTGCAATAGATGTAAGAGAGATGACAAATTTTAAATATGACCTAGTAATCCTAGGAGACATCCTTGAGCATATGTCAGAGTATGATGCAGTTGCTTTGTGGGAGAATATATCAAAACAGGCTAAGTGTGCGATGATTTCAATACCAATAATTCATTATCATCAAGATGCAATTAATGGAAACCCATATGAGGTTCATGTAGAAGAAGACTGGACAATGGAAAGAGTTTTGGAAAAGTTTAAAGGTATTACACAGTATAAGAAGTTTGAGGTAACTGGAACATTTATTGCGGAGTTTAATAATGACAATTCCTAAAATTATTTGGCAAACTTATAAGGACCCACAGGAGACACTTGCTCTTTATATGCACGAGGCAATGGATACTTGGAAAAATTTAAATCCAGAATATGAGCATAGGTACATGGATGACACACAGGCTGCAGAATTTATTAAAAATGAATATGGCCAGGAGTGGTACGATATTTTTATTAGTCTTCCAGTTGGTGTAATGCGTGGAGATTTATGGCGTTATATGGTTATCTATAAGTATGGTGGAGTGTATGCAGATTTAGACACAGAGTGTTTAAAACCAATTTCTTCATGGATGATTGAAGATAAAGAGTTTATAGTTTGCCCAGAAACATCAAATCATTTTTGCCAATGGACATTTGCATCTACATCAGGCAACCCAATTTTAAAATCAGTATTAGATTTAATTAAAGATAGATTGTTAAACCCAGAATACGGATCACCTCATTTTGTACATACTCATACTGGCCCATCAATTTGGACAGATGGTATTATGAAAATTCTTGATATAAAAGTAACAAATCTTATAGATGATTACCTATTGTTAAATTCTTGTAATAATGCTAAACTATATAAGTTCCACTGTTACGGCGGAGAGCAATGGAGGATATTCCATTTTGAATCAGTAAAGCATATTTATGGAAGCCAAAAATGGGATGATGGAAATTATGTTCAATGGATTGAAGATCCAATAGTGAAAGGTACTAGATAATGGCGGGAACAGATTATCCAAACAAAGATAGCTATCAATCATGGGTAACAGATTTACAATTAATAGCAACAGATGCACCGTCTGGACATAAAATAATTAGAGAATGTCTTGATATTGCAGAGATGTTAATTAATAAAAATATATCATACGGAGACTCAGCCTTGTCACCAATTAGAATATTTTCTCAGGCGGACAATCAAGAACAAATTAAAATTCGTATTGATGATAAGATAAATAGAATCAAAAATGGCTCAGGCTTTGCAGGAGATAATGATATTGACGACATGATTGGTTATTTAATCTTACTTAAAATTGCTAAGAAACTTGCTATTTCAGTCGACTAGAAGTATAATAATGTAATGACTACAGAAAATAGACCGTGGGGACATTACACAATTCTTAATGAATCTAGTAATCATAAAACAAAATATATTTATGTTGAGGCTGGCAAAAGATTGTCGTACCAGAGACATGAAAAAAGACATGAACATTGGTTTATAGTTTCTGGTAATCCATATGTAACAATAAACGGTGTAAGCAAAATTATGTCACCAGGTCACTCCATAGATATAAAAGCTGGGGACCTGCATAGAATAGAGTCTCAATTAAGTCCAGTTGAATTTATTGAAGTTCAAACAGGAACCTATTTCGGAGAAGATGATATTCAAAGAATAGAGGATGATTACAATCGAAATTGAATTAGCAGATCATTATGATCGCATGAATAAAGTAGTTGAAGAACTGCTTAAAGGGAACAACCCAACAACAATATCAAGCCTTACTGGATTTAAACGTGCAGAGGTTGTTGAACTTATTGACGAATGGAAGTCTGTAGTACACAATGACACCTCTTCAAGAGAACGTGCAAAAGAAGCAATCTCTGGGGCAGACCAGCACTATGCAATGCTCATTAAAGAGGCCTGGAAGACAGTAGAGGATGCAGATCAATCTGGTCAACTAAATGTTAAGGCTAATGCGCTGAAGCTTATATCAGACATTGAAACAAAAAGAATTGGAATGCTGCAGCAGGTAGGTCTGTTAGACAACGCTGAGTTGGCTGGACAAATTGCAGACACAGAGCGCAAGCAAGATATACTTGTAAAAATATTAAAAGAAGTTACTTCTGGATGCCCAAAATGTAAAATGGATGTTGCTAAAAGGCTTTCACAAATTACTGGGATCGTTGAATCAGTTGTAATTGAGGATGCCGATGTCGTTTGATTTTTCAGATTTAATTGACATACTTGACGGAGAAGAATTTGACGAAAAGCCTGTCGACTTAAGAACATTTGTGAACAGCCCAGAGTACCTAGGCTTACCACTACTGTCTGAATTTCAGTACACATTAATTGAAAAAAGTTCTCAAATTTATAAAGAAGCAACCCTTATTAAACTTTTTGGGGAAGAAGAGGGAAGAATAAGATCTAAGCAGACAGCAAATGAAGTTGTCGCTCAGTTAGGCAAGGGTTCTGGAAAAGACTACTGTTCAACAATTGCAGTAGCATATATAGTTTACCTATTGCTATGCCTAAAAGATCCAGCCACATATTATGGCAAACCTCCTGGAGATAGTATTGATATTATTAACATTGCTATTAACTCTCAGCAGGCAAACAATGTTTTCTTTAAAGGATTTAAAACAAGAATTGATAAATCCCCTTGGTTTGTTGGAAAATACAATGCAAAGGCATCTGAAGTTCAATTTGATAAGGCTATAACAGTTCACTCTGGTCACTCAGAACGTGAGGCATGGGAAGGATATAACGTTATTGTAGTTATTCTAGACGAAATTTCAGGATTTAGTATTGAAAATACTACGGGACATGAGCAAGCCAAAACGGGTAGTGCAATTTATGACATGTACAGAGCCTCAGTTGACTCACGTTTTCCAGACTTTGGCAAGGTAATTCTTCTTTCATTCCCAAGATACAAGAACGATTATATTCAGCAAAGATACGATGCGGTGGTTGCTGAAAAAGAAACTATTATTCGTGAACATAAGTTCAAGATGTATGAAGATTTGCCAGATGGTACAGAAGGTAATGAATTTGAAATTCAGTGGGAAGAAGATCATATAGTTTCATATAAGATTCCTAAAGTATATGCCCTTAAGAGACCAACGTGGGAAATTAACCCAGTAAGAACAATTGATGACTTCAAAACATCATTCTATACGAATCCAACAGACGCCCTATCTAGGTTTGCATGCATGCCACCAGAAGCAATTGATGCATTTTTTAAATCAAGAGAAAAGGTTGAGAAAGCATTTAATGTTGGAGCACAGGCAGTAGATCGGTTCGGAAGACTTGAAGAATGGTTTGTTCCAGACCCAGACAAGGTTTATTTTCTTCACGTAGACCTTGCACAAAAGCATGACCACTGTGCCGTAGCTATGTCTCATGTGCAAAAATGGGTTAACGTAAAGGTAACAGATACATACTCTCAAGCAGCACCTATTATTGAAGTTGATGCAGTAAGATATTGGACACCGACAAAAGATAAATCTGTTGACTTTACTGAAGTAAAAGATTATATTCTTTCCCTTAAATCCAGAGGATTTAATATAAAGGTGTGCACGTTTGACCGATGGAACTCTCACGACATGATGCAGCAGCTAAAACAATATGGAGTAAATACAGAAATTTTATCTGTTGCCAAGAAACATTATGATGACATGGCAATGGTTGTGGCGGAAGAAAGACTAAGGGGACCAGCAATACCCCTACTTGTTGATGAATTACTACAGTTAAAGATAATGAGAGATAGAGTAGATCACCCAAGAAAAGGTTCTAAAGATTTAGCGGATGCTGTATGTGGTTCTATATTTAATGCAATAAGCCGAACAAAGTTTTCAAATAATGAAGAAGTAAATATTCATACATATGAGTCCATGTCATTTGAGCAGGACTTTGGTAAAAAAGAAGAAGATGAGATTGTTACAAATATGATTAGGCCCCCTAGAATGCCAGATAGTTTGGCAAGCGATATAGAGAGAATGACGTTACTATGAGCATATACCAAGAAAAAGCTAAAGAATGTAAGTGCTGTGGAAAGCATGTACCACTACCAACAGTTTTAAAAGAGTATAACGAAGTTTTGTTATGCCCCACAACATTTGCAAATGTGATAGAATATAAACGGTTATGGAAAGTTCTTGGATCAAGACCTTCTGGAAACATAAGGAAACATTTCTCTGACTATGTACAACAGATAGTAGAAACAACTATTGACAAAAATGAAGACGGTACGTTACAATAAACACTTGGCACCAGTAGCCAAGTTGGTCAAGGCCCCGAACTCATAATTCGGCTATCGTAGGTTCAAGTCCTACCTGGTGTACAAGAAAGGTAACTATGAAAGATTTAAATCCTGATGACGGAGAAATGTTAGACTACTATATACAAATTGGTGCTATAGAGGTGGCGGGCATATCAGAAGACGGAGAGTTTATCTTTGGAATTACCGATATTGCTAAAGATGTTGCACCAGATTTGTGGGAGGCACATGCAGAGCATTTAGATCAATCTATGATGAAGCTGTATGAAATGGGTTTAGTTAATATAACATACGATGAAGATTTAAATGTTGTATTTGAATTAACTGAAGAAGGAAAAAAAGTATCAAAAGACTTTGGAATTATTGAAATGAATAATCCAGATATACCAAACAATTAGGAGAATAAAATGCCTTGGCAAATTAAACAGAATGCAGCAGGATGCAGCGGATACGCTGTAGTTAAAGAAGATACTGGTGAGCTAGTGGGATGTCATGCTGGAAGAACTGCAGCAGAAGCACAGATAAGAGCGCTATATGCATCAGAGTCTAATGACAAAAATATGGAAGATAAAAAGAAAAAGATTTTTTAATTAGGTTTACCTCTATAGCTCAGCAGAAGAGCAAATCGTTTCTACCGATCAGGCCGTGGGTGCAATTCCTACTAGGGGTACTTTGCGGATGTTGCATATTGGTAGTGCCTCTGCCTTCCAAGCAGAAGGGGTGAGTTCGATTCTCATCATCCGCTCAAAAGAAAAATGGTATAATAAGATTGGCTGTCCAATAGGAGGCCACTAAATTAATTTATTCGCTTGAAGGAGGAATAACATGGTTAACACATTTTCACTGGATCTTTTTAAAGATCCTTTTTTTATTGGTTGGGATCGCCATTTTCAAGATCTCGAAAAGGTAATGCATAATTCAACAAGCTATCCACCATACAATTTGGTTGAGGTA